AGAATAATGCACTAAACCAAACCATTTTTTTCTAACCATCCTGGAACATCAAATGATGGACATTCTTTCTTGTCATCAACTTGATAGTGTCCTATTATTTTTTCTACGTTATATTTATCTTTTAGTTTTAGTAATATACTTTTTAATGTTTCAAACTGTACAGGTGTAAAATTATTTTCCCAGCCCATACTTGGTGTGCCTCCTCCAACTAATGCTACACCTATTGATGTACCATTAACCTGCACTGCGTGTGCACCTGTAACGTCTTCATCTCTTCCAACTTGCAGTGTGCCATCTCGTTTAATCAGATAATGATATCCGATTGTATCAAAACCTCTATCTTTGTGCCATTGTGTAACCTTCTCTACATCAATATCCATATCTGCTGGAGTTTGTGTACAGTGTATTACTATTGTATCAGTTGTCTTTCTTTTGTCCATTAGTAAAATAGTCCTATTAGTGTTATTATTGTCGCCCCTAGCCCACCCAATATTGCATATAGTAGTTTATCTACCTTCCCATGCAACTTATCCACATCTTCATGCAAATGCTTCAGATGATTATTTTTTATTTGAGATACCTCTCTCTTTAATCCTGTGATATATCCATAAATGGATATTAAATGTTCGCTAGTTGTTTTTGGTTGTTTAGCCATTATTTAGTTTCTAGTGGGTTTCTTTTTACAGAGTCTTCTGCTGTGCCTAAAATCATACCTGGGAATATACCATAAGTTTTATCAAATAAAAATTCTATTTCTGTATCTGCTAAAAGTTCTATAGTTGTTTTTAAAAGTAAATTTTCTTGAGCTATTAATATATCAATTAGTTCTCTTTTTGTTTTAGCATCAAAAGGTCCATTCATAATATTGTTTCTTTCTTTTCTAGAATTTCTAAGTAATAAAGCTGTCTCTTTTATTATTGGAGAAATACTTGAAAATGCTAAAATCTCAGCTTCTATTGCTGGATCACCTTTTTCTATATTATCAAAAATTCTACCAAATAATCCTATGATTCTACTTTCATTAGATCTTTCTAAATCAATTTGATCTATATCTATTTGTTTTAATTTTTTTGCTCTGTTAATTAAAGCATTCCATTCAGTATGAAATTTAGAATTTTTTATAGGTCCACCCACTTTAAATCTTCTAGTCACAATACTTATAGCATTTTTAAAACTAGAAAAGTCTGCTTCATCGACTCTTTTTTCAGGTTTTTCTCCTTCTAATGGACCACGTTCACCTTTAAATAATTTTTGTACTGAACCAACAACAGGTACACCACTTAAATCAGCTTGTTCTAAGATATCAAAAGGATATTGTGAAAGGCCTGTAAAATATGCACCAATTAAATAATCAACTTCTATAGGTGTAAATAAAGGTTGCTTTACTGTTCCTTCTTTTCTTCTAGTTATAAATGCTTGAAAGTTAGCAGTTAAAGTAGATAATCTTTTTGCAATATCTCTAGTGCTACCTCTTGCTTGTAATTCATCTATTCTTTGTAATTCATATAATCCTGCAACTGGAGATCCTGAATATAAATTTGTATTAAATATCATTTCTAACCAAGGCCTTGCTAGTGCAGGTATAGGTAAACCTGGAGATATTTGTGCAAATGATCCAGCTATATATTTTTTAGCAACACCATCACTTCTTTTATTCATACCATCTAATAAACCTTCTGCTATATTTGCAAATATACCTAAGTCATATGGTTTTGGAATAGCATGAAATGGTTGTGCTGGATCTAATATTTGTTCTCCATCAGCTGTTTCTGTAAAATTAGGTATTAAATAATTTAATTGTTTAATTCTATCTGGTACTTTTGCGTACTCTTCGTATTGTGAATTTAAATAATATAAACCTACTGATGGTGCAACAATAGTTGCTGCTGTAATACCTGCTGCCCTTACAGGTTGTTCAAAAAATGCTCTACTAGTTCTATATAAACCTTGAATACTAGCATTAAAAAACATAGTATTTCTATTAAAAAAGTTTAATAATCTACTAGATCCACGCATTCCAAAATCTGTTGCCACTTCTCTGCCAGCAAATGCAGCACCTATATCACTAAATCCTGCAGCTTTTGCTAGTGAATATTCTCCCATACGAGTTGCATATTCTGCAGATTGAACTAACTTTTTATATTGTTTCCACCCATACCCTACAGGTTTACCTATAAATCTTCCAAGTATACCTGTATAATATCGAGTAACATCAGCTGGTACATCTTTAACTTCATTTAATTTTTTAATATTTTTTGGTGCAAACTGTTGTGTTTCACTTCGAGAAGAATAGCCCATACCATTCAATAATGCTTCTTTGTATTGTTGAGTTTGTCTTATAGCTTTTTGATAACCATTTAAACTAGTAAATCCTGGTATGTAACCAACTTTATATTTTAATGAAGAACTTCCTAAACCAAATGCTGAGTTTACTGCTCCTGCTAATGTATCTCTAATTACGTTAAATGCAACAAATGGTGGTGAGTATGTGATAGCCTGGGATGCAAATCTTGCATACCTTGAAAATATACCACGTTCACCAAAAAACATACCATCTATTTTTAAAGCATCTTCACCTAAACCTTTAAACATTTGTTCCATATTTGGATTTAATACCTCATAATATGTAGCTTTACCATTATTATAAACTACATCTACATATTTAACTCCATCACTAGGTTTAAAAGTATTTGAAAAAGTTAATACATCAACTGCATCTGGATCTTTACCAGTTATTTCTAATTTTGCACCTGCTTTATCATATGCTTTTTTAATATTTTCACTAGTGTTTCTTTGCATAGTAACAAATCTATTTCCTTTTACTTTTGCAACAACACCTTTAGCAGCTTGTATATCTAATTTTTCACCTTTATTAATCATAGAATATAATGCCTGTTTTGCCCTATTTCTATCACCTGCTAAAACAGTTTTATATGTATAATTAACTAAGTTTTGATATAGATTAATATCACCCTCTTGTTTTGTTTCTGCTAATCTTTTAGCACCAGGTCTTGCAGTCCTTAATACTTTTGCAGTCTGGTCTTTTATACCTGCTATAATACCAGTGCTAGCAAGTTTATCTCTAGTAAATGGTATAAAATAAGGGTTTGCTCTTAGTATTTTTTTAGCTTCATCAGCATCTATTAAACCAGATCTTACTTGATATTCTAGTAAGTCTTGTGTAAATTTTGTATACTCATCTAGGCCAGTTAAAAAATTACCTCTTCTAACTAAATCTTCTTTGTATTTCTTTTTATAAGCTGATTTAGATAATTCACCAAAATCTATATATTTTTTTATTTCTGCTTTGTTTAAAGGTAAACTTTTTGCTACTCTAGCACCTCTAGTCTTTGCAATAAAATCCATTCTTTTAGCTGCAACATAATTTAAAAATTGATTTACTTCATTATTTTTATCAAAAGGTTTTAATACTTCATGCAATCCTTTACTCTTAGCTTTTGTATAACTAGCAGATTTACTTAATGGGTTAGGTGGCATATACATTCCACCCATAATAAAATTATGTGCTCTTGTAGAAGAAGCTGCTAAAGTTCTTAATTGAAAATATGGTTCTAATATTGGATCAACTTTAAAATCACCAGACTTATATAATTTTTTTAAACTAGCAACATCTCCACCTACACCCGTTATTTCTTTTTGTAATCCTTTTACAAAATCCCATTGATCAGCTACATTAGTTCTAATATAACTTCCAAGTTTAAATTCACTATTAGTTGCCTCAGATGCATTTTTATTACTAGGTATTTTATCTTGATGTTTTTTTAATATTTTATCATTTAATTTTAAATTTTTTTCTAATCTTAAATTAACTATTTTATTAGCTAATAGTCCCCCACCACCTGCTATAAACATTCCTAAACCACCTGCTGTTAAAGCTATAGTCCCTGTTCTTATAGGGTCTAATTTTTCTCGCATACCTACTTCTTTTTCTACAAGCTGATTAGCAATATCTATTGTGCCATATCCTGCAGCATCAACACCTGCCATGGATGCAGACCCTTTTAAGATAGCATTTCTTTTTGCACTACTTGCTAATTTAGATAGCTCAGTTGGGTTATTTAATATCTCTTTTGCTAATGTTTTTTTTACTGTTCCCTTTTTAATTTGTGATTTAATAACTTGCTCTCCAGCTTTTTTTAATGTAGCTTTTGTTACTTGGCCACCAACACCAGCACCAATAAGATTAATAGGGTCAAGCACACCAACACCTAGATTAGCAAAAAATCCAGAAAAACCTCTACCGCCTTCTTGATAAAAATTAGGTAATTCATCCCAAGTTCTAGTTAAATATGCCAGTCTAGCTTTTTGATCTTGGGTTGCATTATCACCAGTTATATATAAAAATTCTTTTCCCATAGAAAAACTATTAGCTTGTTTCCAAGTTCTATCTGCTATAAATTTATTAATAGCTTCTCTATCACCTTCTTCACCAGCTTCAAAATTTATACCATCTCTTTTTGTGTAATAATCTCTAGATACCTGTATTAAATCTTGATTTTCATATATATTATCAAATGTATATTTAATTGAACCATCTGGATTTGTATCCATTGGTATAACAGTATTTGATTTTATATCTACTTTTTTATTAGGGTCGTAGTTTTCTAAATTTTTTAATAGCTCGCTACTAGAAAATGAATCTTTACCAGATGATGAAGCCGCATCAGTGTTTATAATTAAATCACCCTTTGATAGCCTAGTCATTTTATCTTACTATTGATTTTATTAATTTTCTTAAATCTTCTTCTTGTCCTTTAAACATTATTTTTACACCAACTGGTAATCTATCTGCAAAAAATCTTTGTTCTCTTTTATCTCCTAAATCACCAATATAATCTATTATTGCTTTTATTTTTGCATCATCAGTTTGGTATGTTTCATTAAATGCATCACTAAAACCTCCAGATTTATATGCTATACTAGCTAAATCAAGATTTTTTAAACCTGCTTCTATTTTCTCTTCATTACTCATCTCAAGATAATTTACAAAAATACCTCCTTCAGTATTACCTAAAGCATTTTCAGTTTGCTGTGTTAGTGCATCATTAGCAGCAGCAGCTAATGCAGTTAAATCAATTTTATTATTTGTAGGATCTCTAAATTGAGGAGCTAGCTCTGACATTTTAGATACGAATGCATTATATTCTAATTCTTTATTACCTGCAAACTTCATTCCAGTAACTACTGTATTACCAAATGCATCTTCACCTGTTTGTATACTTTGATCAAATCCTCTAAATGTAGCTGCAGCTTTTGCTATTTCATCAGTTGAACCTATATATGTAGTTGCAGGACTAAATAAAAAATCAGTAGATAATTCATCTTTTACATTTTTTACTTTAAATAAACTTTTAGAGTCAGGTCTTTCTACATCTGTTTGTGGTCTGTCTTCAATTGCAGTTTCTAGTTTACCTCTAGCTGTTATTGCATCTTTTTTCTGTAATCTATTACCAAATAAAAATCCTCTTATGCCACTCTGTGGTGCATCTGGCGATACTAATAAATCTCTTACATTAGATCTATCAGAAAATATATTATTAACTCTAGTTTCTCTATCTTCTAATGCTGCTTCTCTAACACCTATCATAGAAGTTTTTCCAAATGCAGAAGCAAAATCTTGGTCACTCATTTTTTCGACTTTATCTCTAAAAGTTTGAGGTGTATCTCTTGTAGTAGCTATAAAATCTACTATTCTTTGTTTAGCTCTTTCTATATTACCATCTTCATAAAATCCATAGCTATCACCAATGTCTGCTATTTTATCACCATACTGACGTGCAATTACACTCTTAACTTCTTTCATTGCATTGATAGTATTTTTTTGTGCAGGTAATTCTACATCAAAATATTTTTTAGATACTCCATCAATGATATCACCTTTTAATTCATCTGATGCATCTTCATCAGCCATGTACTGTTCACCTGCTCCTAGCAAAGCACTTATAAGTGGGTTGACCATTATTCCTCCGTATTTTCTGTTTTAGCCATCAAACCTGAATTTGATGGTAATTGTGCTGGCTGAGATTTATCAGCTATTTCTTCTATTTGTTTATTAGCTTCTTTTAAAGTAATCATATCTCTTACTGTTTTTTCATTACCTAAATCTTCTATAGATATGACTAATTTATCTACACCTGCTCTAATACCTATAGCTGCTAACATTTTCATTAAAGGTTCTATTGTTAAGAATCCTACATCAGGTGTAAACTCACCTTCCGCAAATCCAGTAAATGTTAGTATTCTAGCTAATGCCTCAACAGGTATACCTGCATCCATCATGGCTATCATTTCTTCTGCAACTTCTGGATCAGTTAATCTATCCCAAAATTTATTTAATGCATCCTCTGGATCAGTTGTTTTTGGTGGATGTTCCCATGGATAATTACCTGGTTCATCAGTTAATGATTGACCTGGTATTGGGGCATCAAATGGATTGTATTCTGGTTCTGTTATATTATCGTTTATTAATTTTGACATTATTTTTTACCTAATGATGCATAGTATCTTTGTACTGCAAACTTACGCATTCTTGAATTCCAACTGCTTAATGTATCTTCAAAAGTTGTAGCTGCACCTACAGCCCCAACTCTACCCGCTGCTCTAGGTGACATCATACCAGTGCTAACCCTAGCTCCACTAAATCTTTGATAACCTGTTTTTAATCTATCTAAACTATTTAGATAATTTTGATATGCTTGTCTTGAATTTGCGTAACCATCTTTGTCTTTAAATTTACCTAAAAATTTACCAAGTTTATTTTTTTTAGGTAATCCTCTAGGTGATTCTCCACTTTCAACTTGAGGATTAGGACCCATATCTTGAGTGTTAAATAAACCTGATAAAAACTTACCAGCATTTTTAGCAGCAGATTTAAATAAAGTTTTTGTATTACTATTTTGTGATGACATTTATTCTCCTAATTTAATTTTTTAAATTCTACATCTACTTTAGAGTAATCAACCATATAGAATCCATGTTTATCTTGTGTAGTTGCCCAAGGTACTTCTTGTGCCATAACACCTTGATATATATCTTCACTACCATTATATTTAAATGAATACATATTGATTCCCATTTCTGATATACCAATTAATTTTATATCAGTTTTTAATCTAATATCACTATATTTAGAAAATACAGACATACCGAACTGACCAAGCATTCCATATAATGCTTGTTTCTGTGCATTGTTTTGTAAATCTAAACTAGTTGTTCTTTCTAAAGCAGCAACAGCTAAATTATGATTTCTATTATTTTCATTCTCAGATGATGTATTAACCCAAGATGCCTCATCTCTCCATTGTTGCCACAGTGCAGATAATGCATAGTTACTTAAGTTTAATAAATTTTCTGCATTAGTTTGATTAGCAGCATTTACTGCAGCTGTATTAGCAGTATTGATTTGTCTTCTCCAAGTTACATTTGATTGATCAATAACTCTTTGGTTCTCTACATTAAACTTTTGTCTCTGTGCATCTAGTGTTGCATTAAACTGTGATATTGCAGCTTCTCTCTGTGCATTAGCATCAGCTATAGCTGTAGTATTTTTAGCATTTAATGCTGCAACTTTATTTAATTCAGCAGTATTAAACTGATTCATAGTATCTAATCGTTTTGCATTTTGTTCTTGAATGCTTGCATTTAAATTACTATAAAATTGATTAACTTGATTTTGGCTAGTTGCATTAAATTGTAATGCAGCATTTCTAGCAGCGTTATCAGTTAGTAATACTTGCTGTCTTGATTGTAAATTTTGTAAATTAGATTGTTGATTATTTGACAAGTTAGCCATATCCATTTGAAGATATGATTGTGCATTAACAACTGCAGCTTGTTGGTTATTAGCTAAGTTTTGAAATATAACTTGTTTATATGTATTTGCGTCTGCTTGTGCTATTGGTATTGATGATCTTAATATACCTTCTGCTAATGCTTCTGCTAACATTGTAGAAGATCCTAATCCTCTAGCTTGCATAGTAGCTTTAGCAGCTTCAGCAGCTCCTCTAGCAAATGCAGGTAATGGTGAACCTTGCTGTAATGATGTTTGAATATCCTGTGATATGTTTTCTAACTGACCTTGAACTGTTGCTCTTGAATCTAAATTAGCTAATGACTGTTGTGCAGCAGTTACAGGAGCTGTTACACTTCCTTGTGCCGCTGTCATTTGTGATGCTGTACCAATCGTTGCAGGAGTTACTTGACCAGCAGTTGCAGGAGTCATAGTAGATACCGCAGTCGGAGTAGCACCAGTAACACCAGTTGCTGTAGGAGCAGCAGCAGCTGTAGTTGATGCAGCTACAGTTCCAGTTACACCTGGAGTAGATAATAATTCATTTGATTGTACACTTTGAACCTGTGGACTTATTGCTGTCCCTTGGGGTAATGTAGGTTGCGTTAATAAACTATCTATTAGACTAACAGCTTTTTTACTGCCAGTCTGCTGTGTTTGTGAAGGTGTTAATGCACCTGGTTGAAGTGTAGTCGCCATTATCTCCCCTGTCTATTATATTTTTTAAACATTCGTTTCTCTGATTTATTTTTATTTTTTTTATGTACCCTTGGTCTCTTCCTAGGTTTAGGTCTTTCCTCAAATGACTTAAACTTTCTAGCCATTATGGTTTAGTTGGCCATGTAACATTATTACATTTGTCAACAGTATCCTTACCTTCAGGTAAATCTCTTAATTCTTGTCTGTATGTTTTCATGTCATCTGACATAGTAACATCAGATAAAGCATAAAAGTCAGTCTCAGCTAAAAGAGCATTTCTTCTAGATCTAAGTTTAGCCTGTGCTCTTCCTAAAGCACCAGCCTCCCAAGCAGCCTCTTCGGCATCTCTAGCAGCCTCTTCCTCAGCCGTGAACTGTACCCTCTCACCATTTATATTATGATATCTTGACATTGTTTCTCCTTATTATTATTAATTAATTCCATATAAACAAATATCTCCAGCGTCTATGTTGCCAGATGACATTTTAAATTGAAATCTTGTAATTGCAGTGGTTGTGTTAAAATATCCAGCAGTATAAACATTAAAACTAAAATTTGCATCTTGTGAGTGTTGTATATTACTTATAAAATGTTTTACAAAAGTTGAAGAACTAGGGTTAAAAATATGGCAAAATCCCGACATACTTTGGTCATTGTCATTTCCAATAGTATTACTTAATTTATGAAAACTTGTACTTTGTGCTAAATCGTTACCTGTATTATATGCTAATGAGGTATCTGAATCTCCCTCATCATGTCGTGCTTGAAAAACTGTTGATGTGATTGTCTGATTGTAATTTGTGTTTGTTCCTGTGTCACTTTGAAAAGTAAAAAAAGCACCATCAGTTGCTGGATGAATATCTATAAACTTAAATATATATTCTTTATAAGTTGAGTCTATCCCTGAAGTAAAATCTATTGTAGCTGAACTTGATGCAGTTTGAGTAGATATTAAATTAAGACCCCCACCTGATAATGAAGCTGGAAGTGCTGTTACTGCTGAAAGGGAATTGTTTTTAGCAAAGAGTAAAGTCATGTTTTACTCCTATGTTGTTTTTAATCCAAATAAATATACGTTACCACCATCAAAGTTTTCGCCAACAACATTAAAAAAAGTAAATCCTGATAAAGCAGTTGTATTATCTTTTAAAACACCGCCAAATTGATGAACGTACCATCTTGATGTATCATATAAATAACACCCAAAACCTGACATCATTTTATATCTTGTTGTTTGTAAAGGATTATAAATCGTAAATTCGCCACTAATACCATAATCTGAGTTACCTTTAACTGAACTATCTTTAACAATGTTAATATATGCTTCTCCAAAATCTCCATTGTGATTTGATCCACCATTATAAGCTTGTTGTACAGAGCCATAGTACGAACTGCCTGTTACATCTGAATTACTTCTTCTGAATCTGATGGCAACAGTTGTGTTCCCACTAGCAACAGGTCTTAAATTTTGATAAAAAACTTTATAAATATCATAATCGCTTGTGAAATATCCATCAAAAGAAACTGATGAAACTCCAGAGGTTATGTTAGTTTCTGCTAATTTAACTAAACCCCCACCAGCATCAGCAAAAGATAATTGACCAATTCCTGTTGTACCAGAACCACTTACACTTGCTACTTTTAAAAATTTATCAGCAGTTACATTTCCTGTTGGTAAAGTAAGAGTGTATGATTGACCAGCCGAGTGTGCTGGAGATGCAATCTTAACACCATGAGAATTTTGTGAGCAATTTAATTGTAAAGTACCATCAGTTGTGCCATC